AAAATGTAAGGGAATTAAACTAAAGGAAAAAACAGATGCCAATGCAGAGTAGTATAGGACACTTATTAACTAACGATATATCAGCTTTAAATTTAATTTTATTATTAATTATTTTATCTATTTTGTGGAAAAAGAAATGAGCGACTGGGATAAAGAAAAAATAATGATAGCAGAATTAAAATCTGATGTTCATTATATTCGCGAAGATATACAAATTATGCAAAAACAAATTAGGGATTTAAACACTACATCAAATATGGGTGTTGGATTTTTGAAGGCGACTATTTATATCGGCACAATTTTAGGGGCTATATATACGTTATTTAAATTTTTGGATTAATGGTGCTGTAAGAGAGACTCGAACTCTCGACTTCTACCTTACCAAGATAGCGTTCTACCCCTGAACTATTACAGCAAGGACAACTATGAATAATAGCCGTGTTCTAATATTATCAGATACACACTTTCCATACGAAAAGCCAATGTATTTTAAATGGATTAAGAAACTTAAAACTAAAATTAATCCTACAAATATTATACATATTGGTGATTTAGTAGATTTTAATTCTTTATCTTTTTGGGAAAAATCCCCTTCGTTAAAATCAGCAGTTTTTGAAATTGCGGACGCTAAAAAAAGAATAAAAAAGTTAGAATCTATTTTCCCCGAAATGAATATTTTGCTGGGGAATCATGACATACGAATACAACGATTAGGAGAAAAAGCCGGAATACCGGATTCCTTTTTTAAATCGTTAAATCAAATTTTAGATATTAAGTCTAATTGGACTTGGAATCAAAAACTAATACTACCCCTTCCAAACGGCAACAAAGTGTTTTTAACACACCATTTTAAATCTAGTTCTTTAGCTAGTTCAAAAGAATTAGGAATGTCTTTTATTTCAGGACATCAGCATACGGTATCTAATTTATCGTATTGGAGTAGCCCTACGGCTCTTAACTTTGCTATGACAGTTGGCTGTTCTATAGACCCTAAACACGAAGCTTTTAAATACGGAAAAAATTTTATTAAGCGACCAATTATTTCAGTTGCATCTATCATTAATTCCCAACCTGCTTTACATAGTATGCCTTTAGATGAAAACGGCGAATACACGGGGAAAATATGAAAACGAAAGACCCGCTTGTTCAACAAGTAATAAATAGAATAGCCGAACGTTCCGAAGCCGGTATTAAAAAATTTGGAAACACAATTGATAAATCCGAACATAGTTTAGAACATTGGATATCTGAAACTCAAGAAGAATTAGCTGACGCTATAATATATTTAGAAAAATTAAAAACCGTAATTCGCAAAAAGGAAATACTATGGGATATGAAGAACTCGTCAAAAGGATAAAACATCACGAAGGTTTCAGGGACTCTATATATCGAGACTCGTTAGGAAAAAAAACAATCGGGTACGGTCATTTAATTGTACACGAAGATGACTTTGTAGAAGGGCGATCGTATTCAAAAAAAGAATTAGAAGAAACATTTAAAAANGATTTTCTTNAAGCGGTAGACGGAGCGAATAGAATTTTAGATTTAAGTAAGATAGACCCAAAAGCGCAAGANATAGTTATTGAAGCTTGTTTTGTTTTGGGTGTAACGGGTTTTTCCCGTTTTAAGCGTTGTGTGATAGCTTTAGAAGAACATAGGTATAAAGACAGCAGCGACGAACTTAAAGATAGTTTATGGTATAAACAGGCGACAAATCGTGTTGAAACACTTGCAAAAATTTTGGAAAACTTATGAAAATTATAATTACAATATTATTAACAAGTTTAGTAGCTATCGAATTTTGTAATCTAGTTATTTACTATCAACAAGTAGGCGGAAATATATGTTAGGAATATTAACCGGCATTCTTGGGGGTAAAGGTGGTGGAATTTTAGAAACCGGTTTAAAAGTTGTAGACGAACTTTATGATTCGCCGGAAGAAAAAAGACAAGCCCAAATAACTTTAGAAAAAATAGAAGCAAGACTAAAAGAAAAACAAATAGACGTTAATATAGCACAAGCTAAATCTAAATCTTTATTTGTTTCAGGCGCCAGACCTTTTATTCAATGGGTTTGTGGTATTGGACTAGCTTATGCTTTTTTAGTAGCGCCAACAATGGAATTTTTTATGCCGGAAATGGAAAAGGTTAATATACCAACCGACGTAATGATGGAATTAACTTTAGCCACTTTAGGTATGGCAGCTTTAAGAACGGTGGAGAAGGTTAAGAACGTTCAACGGGATAGTTGATGGAATTATGGGAACTATGGCTTTTGTTAATGGTAACCGTAAATACGGTGCAAAATTTAATCGTGTTTTTTGTAGGACGTAAATTTAAAAAATAGGAGTAACTATGAACTTAATTAAAGACTTATGGGAACACTTGAAAGAGTGGTCTGACTGGACTTTAAAGGACTGGATTAAAGCCGGTATTGTAGCAATAATCGTAATAGTAGTAATTGGCGCAATATAATTAAATGGCTATAAATTATAGGGGTGTAACATTTAGCGGGTATTCAAAACCAAAGCGCACCCCTAAACACCCTAAAAAATCCCATGCGGTTTTAGTTAAAGATAACGGAAAAGATAAACTTATTCGTTTCGGACAACAAGGGGTTTCGGGCGATAAAAAAAATACAGCAAGATCAAAGTCTTTTAAAGCTAGACATAGTATGAATATAGCTAAAGGAAAAACGTCAGCTGCTTACTGGAGTAATAAAGTTAAATGGTGAAAAAGAAACAAGTATGGGAAAAGCCAAGACCAAAAAGTTTAGGCAAATCAAAAAAATTAAAAGGTAAAAAAGGGTATTCGTCCGCTAAAGCTAAAGCTGACAAAAAGTTTGGCAGGGGTACATCTCTTGTTAAAAATATGTATATATCAAAACAAATGAAAGGATAATATATGCCACAAGGAATGGGAACGTACGGAACTAAAAAAGGTAGACCGCCTAAAAAGAAAAAAACAGAATCTAAAAAAAAGAAAACTAAAAAGAAGAAGTGAAAATAGTTTTAGTTACTTGGCTGGACACTAATGAAAATTCGGTTGGTGGTTGGATTGAAAAATCTGATTTAGATAAATCGGAGGTTTGTAGTGTAGATTCTTTAGGTTGGTTGTATAAAGAAACTGAAGATTTAATTGTTATACTAGCCGATAAAGATACTCACGATAAGGATGACTTATTTGGTAGAAGCCAAGTCATCCCTAGAGGAGTTATAAAAGATATTAAGTATTTGAATTAAGCTACAAATCTTATTTTAGGTTTTAAATCTGGTTTATTTCTATTTGGTCTATTAGACCACCCTTTAGAATTATTAGAATAAACAATTAATTTATCTTTTTTAAATCCTGCATATTCTAAATATTTACCACTTTGCCAATTATGAATATAAGTAACTAATTTAGAAACCTTATAATTTTTTTTAAAATCTTTAATACTTTCTCTAATAAATTTACTAGGATATTTTTTTTCTTTGTTATTCTTTGGTTTAAAATATGATGGAAAACATATTCTAGTTATTTCAAATATATTTTTATCTTTAAATCTAGCTATTGTATTTCCAATGCTACAAATACCTATTACTTTTCCTTTTGTATAAATAACTTGGTCATTATTATCATCTAAACTAATTACAATTTCATTTTCTAAAAAATCTAAACCTTCTAAATCGTCAAACAATAATTCTGCGTAACCTAATTTATGCCATTGATTTCCTTCTAAAGCTACATAACTTTTTCTATGACCAATAGGAGCAATATTAGTTTTATGATACAAATTATAAATAGCTTTAGCTAAACTAAATTTAATAGGAACTATTTTCATTTAACCCTCCCTAACTATTAAATTATTAAATTCTTTTATATATTTTTGACCTACTTTTCTTTCTGTTTCATCAAAAACATTAGCTAATTTATAATTTTCTACAAAAGCATATTCATCTAATCTTTCTGTATTCATATGACTAATTAAAGATAATTCTTCAATTCCAGAATCTAATAAATGTTTTAAACTTTTATAAGGACTAATAGCATCTGATAATTTATCAAAAAGCATAACATCATTTGTTTCAATATTTTTTAATTTCCATTCAATCATTTAACCCCTCTAGTTTAATTTTATATTTTAATTCTTGCTCCCATTGAAATAATGTAAAATCATTTAATCTAGGAATTAATACNAATGAATCATAAAATTCTGGATTATTTTTTAAGGGAAAAAAATAAAAATATCCTTTTCCTTTAACTAATTCATATCCATAATTAACGATTTCTTTATTAACTTTTTTAATAGTTAGATGGCTCATTAATGAGCCACCTTATGAAATCTTACTTCCCAACCTTTGCCACTAAAAAAATATAAATCGTATTTTTCTTTTAATAATGGTTTACCTAAACCTTCTCTAATTTGATTAATTTGTTTATGGTGGTTAGGTATAAAAATAATCTTTGTCTCATTGATATTTGCGTGATTGCCAATATTATTATTAACAAGATTAACTATTTTATTAGCTAAATCTTTTTCATTATCTTTATTAATTTGTATTTCTTTATTAGCAAAATGATTATTTATCGTAGTAATATCATATTGAGATTTTGAATATTTAACACAACTTTTTACAAGTTTATATTTATCTTTACCTTCGTTCATAGTTTTAACCATCATATTACTTCTCCCCTTTATTATAAACTTTTTTAGCTTTATTTCTTAAATCAATAATTTTTTGAGATACTTTATCTTTAAGCAAATCAGATTTTTTTGCTAAAGCATCAACAAATGATTTTCTCTGAAAATGTTTGTGATATTTGTAACTAAAATCAAAAGTTTCAATTAAAATATCTTCACAATTACTTCTGCTAAAACCTAAAACAGTTATAGTGTTAGCTAAGTTTTTTTTATACCAATTCATATTATTCTCCCCTTTTATAAGTACCGTAACAAGAATCCGATTGATCTCGTACTGCGTAAATTAAAATATTTTTATTATATTTTTTTGATAAATCTTTAGCGGTAGCAATAACTAAA